GGCGGAATGGTCCCGCCTGGGGGCCCGCCGAAAGGCCCACCTCCGGGCATGCCGCCGCGTCCGCCACCACCCCAACCGGGTAACCCCCACTAATGACCAACTACGCCGGCTTCCGGAAATCATCCGACGTGATCGATTGGATTCGATCGGTGCCCGGCCAGTATTTCTTGAAGCAAATCGACGAGCGCTTGGAAAACGCTCACGAGAACCTGCTCGCCACGTGCAGCAAGTCGACGGACCCCAAGGTCACGGCCGCTGCAACGCTATGGAATGAACTTGCAACACTATCGGCGTTCTTCCGGAACGCTCACAAGGACCGAGTGAATGAGTGACCTCACCGACACGAACGGCGTCGCACGCCCGCAAGTAGACAGCAGCATCCTCGACGCGCGCGAGCGCGAGCAGGCAGAGCGCCGCTCAGCCGTCATGCGCAAACGCATGTCGCCACCAGGCACCCTCGGGCTCCCCCGCCTGCTCGACGAGCGGCGCCTAGAATTTGGAATTACAGACGGGGCATTCAGTCGCCAAGCTGTATTTGATCGGGTCTTCCTTTGGCAGATACCCATGCAGAAGGGTGACAAGTTCGAGTCGGACTCCCTGATTCACATGCCCGAATCGGTGCAGCAGCGAGAGAAGGCGCGAGCACCGCAAGGCATTATCGTCAGCGCCGGACTCCGCGCGCTCGACCAGCTGCGATCCAACGGCATAGACCTCGGGCACAAGATTTTGTTCTGCCATGCCGCCCCCTACCATATTCGATACGACTCGGTGCTCGGGCTCGAACAGCACCTCATCATCGTGCTAGCCGGCGACATCATCGGCAGTGAAGACCTCGCAACGAACCTCAGAACTCGCGAAGTGCGCTACCGCGCGCACCGGGCCGATAGCGGAGCCGTGGAACATTTCTACATCGACGACACGGGAAACACCTGGCTGCCAGCCGACGCCTGGCGCGCGGAGCATGAATAATGGCTGGAGAAGATAGCGACCAAGAAGAGGCAGCAGTAGCCAAACACATCGGTGGCATGCGCGAACGTATGGGTGCCGCCAAGGAGGGCGAGACCGACGAGGTGTCGGTCGAAGCGCCCGAGCCGGAAGAGGACGACGAAGACGAATCCGAGGTGGCGCAGCCCACACGGCGTGACAAGCGCGCCTCACGCATGAGCTCACGCGAGCGCGCCGCCGCCGCCGAAGCCGAAGCGAAGGTCTTGCGTGAGCAGCTCGCCGAACGCAGCCGCCCGGTGCCCGGCACGCAGCAAGCGCCCGTCGCCAACACGGCCGAAGTCGACCGGCGCATCCGCGGCACCTACGCGGAGCTCCAGCGCTTGGAGGACGACTACTCGCGCGCCCAGCAGAACCGCACGCTCACGGCTGCCATGGAAACCGAGATGCGCGAGAAGGCGATGGAGCTGGAGATGCAGAAAATCTCCCTCGCCGCCGAACGCCGCGAGATTGTGACCGCTCCCCGCCGTCGGCAGGAAGAGCTCACGCGCCAGCTCGAACGCGAAAACTCCGACGTTTATGGCGACCCGCGTGCGTTGCAGTTCGCCGCTGGTCGCGTGAACCAGCTCATTGCCCAGGGCCGAAAGGACTCGAAAGAGCTTCACGACGAGGTGATGGAAGAGGCGCGGCGCACCATCTTGGGCAAGCGCCCCAAGCCCGACGCCATCGAGCGCCAACGTGCAACCGGCATGTCGGGCGGACCGCGCACGGCCCCGGCTACCGCGAGCCGCACTATCCCCATGCCCAAGGGCAGCCACTACTACAAGATGGCCGTCAGCATGTACCCGAACCTCGACGCTGGCGCGGCGTGTCAGAAGTGGGCGCAGACCGTCGGGAAGAAGCTGCTCGCGAAACAGTAAGGCTCCCGTTGACGAGGGCGTGGCGCCCTGCATACTAAACCCCATCGGCGCCACGCTTAGCCAGCGGACGCTTTGACGGCTCCAGCGATTCCCGTCGCTGCTGTCTGAACTCCAGGGAGACCCCACCAGTCGGCAAGGTGGAGAACCTGGAGTTTCGTGTCGTCAAATCACGTCATCAAGAGCAGGACTCCCGCTGCTTCGGCTCGCAAGGACCCGCCCACGCGCGCGGTAGACCGCAGCCTTCAGCAGGGACAAATCAGGGGCGGTGACCCAACCAAGCACTACGTCTGGGCCTACAAGGTAGGACTCGGCGGTGTCGGGTACTACGAGAACCTCGGGTACGACATCGAAGTGAAACGCCCTGGTGGGCCGTACTGCACCTCGCTTCGCAAGAGCGCAGGCGATGGGTCGCCCATCGAGTGGCAAGACAACTTGCTCATGTCGATCGACAAGACGGAGCTCGCCGAGCAAGAGGCCATTGCCCAGCTCGAAGTCGACGCGACCGAGCGCCGCATCCTTTCCCCGAGCAGCGTCGTCGATGGCCTGCGCGGTATCCAAGGCACGCGCAGTCGTAGCAACGGCGCGGCTATCTCGCTCGTGAATGAGACCACCGACAACACTATTTCGCTCGGCTGAGGGAACATGGACAACGCAAGACGATACGGGTTTCGCTGGGCGCGTGGCTACAACCGGAACTCGCACCCGGATGTGTTCGAGTTTCCCGTCACCTCGGGCACGAACTTCACAGTGTCGGGCTTCGGCACGAACCTCAACCTGAACGTCGGCGACCCCGTGCGCCTCGACGTGAACGGCGGCGTGGTGCTCGCGGGCGGCAACGAAAACGCGGCCACATCCCAGGCGCCCTTTTGCGTCGTGATGGGCTTCGGCCCCTACTTCAACGGCAACCGCATGGTGCGCGGAACCGTGCTGCCCTCGGGCGTGACGTACGGCACGAGTCTCGATCGGCAGTCGAAGGTGCTCGTGACGCCGTTTTCCGAAGGCATCTGGGAAATCGACGTGAACGACATCGTGACGGCAACCACGCTGCTCGGCTACCAAGCCCTCGTCGGCGAGAACTGCGACCACCAGCTGGCCGCTGCCGCCGTCGGCGCGGTGCCCTTCGCCGCAAACCCCGTGCTCGCCATCGCGACGCACAACCCGGCGACGACGACGCTGTCCATGCGCATCTTCGGCGTCTCGCAGACGTTCGATAACCAGGACTTCGCGGGCGCCTGGGTGAAGATGCTCGTCACCGTGAACAAGGGCGCAGAAGCCTTCTACACGAACGTAGGTACGTAATGGTCTGGGATCGGAAGAAGGCTCACTACGAGCCGCCGCCGCCCAAAGTCGAAGAGGAGCCCGAAGAGCTTTCCTCTGGCGACTGGTCAGAAACTACACCCGACGCACAGACACTCGCTCTGTGCGTCGAGGAGACGCCGGACCCGCGCGAAGGCGCCGCGCCGGTAGACACGTACCTTCCACGCCCTCGGCGCGAAGAAGCGCCACCGGAGATTTGAGCCATGCCCTCAGGCATTCCTGTCTTTACCAGCACCATCTCGGACGGCCTCAAGCTGACCCTGGATGAGGTCGTCGACGACAACCTCACCACCTACAAGTCGAAGCTCATCATGCCCAAGTGGATGAAGCAGTCGAACATGGAGGACAACTACGAGGACGACTTGGAGATGGCCGGCCCCGGGCTCGCCGCCGAGAAGTCGGAAGGCGCCGAGATGCAGGCGGGCGGCATCCAAGAAGGTGCCCTCACTCGCTACATCTCGCGCACGTTCGCGCTCAAGCTCATCGTCACCGAGGAGGCGGCCGAAGACTCCAAGTACCCGGCCATCATCCAAGCCGGCGCACGCCTGCCGCGCGCGATGTACAAGACCGTCGACATCGACGCGACGACCATCCTGCAACGCGCCGTCAATCCGCTCTACACGGGCGGCGACGGCGTATCGCTCGCGAGCATCGCGCACCCCTTGCCGGGAGGTGGCGTGTTCTCGAACCTCATGACCACGCCCATGAGCCCGAGTCGCATCGCCGTCGCAACCGCGACGACCCAAATGCGGAAGTTCCCGGGTCACGATGGAACCATCGAAGGCGTCGAGCCGGTCGCCAATCTCTGCCCCGAAGAGCAGTGGTACATCTGGGACGGCCTCAACATGTCGGAGAAGGACCCGACGGCTGGCGCCTTCAACGAAATCAACGTCGTCAAAAACTTGGGGCTCAAGACCGTGCCCATCAAGTACTGGACGAACACCACGACCAACTGGGGCCTCTTGTCCGACGTGGACAACGGCTTCAAGTGGAAGTGGCGTAAGAAGCCCAACACGCGCAGCTGGGTCGACAACGACCAGCTCTTGCTCAAGTACGGCATCTACGCGCGCTGGTCGCGTGGCTGGACTGACCCGCGCTGCATCCTGTTCGTCGCCGCGTGAAGGAGTAGCCCCATGCCCGGAATCTCGCTCCTCGACGCACAGCAAATCTACTCGAACAACGGGCTCCGTACGCAGTACGGGCTCATTCTGCCGGCGGGTTCCCGGGTCGCGGCGTACGTGCGCTCGACGGGCATTCAAAACGGCGACGACTCCTTCCTGACCACGAATCTCGTGCAAAAGCTGGCGGACGCGCTCCCCCGCGTGCGCCCGGGGTTCGGGGACTTCGTGATCTGCCTGCCGGGTCACAAGGAAGACGTGACCGACGCCGTGACCTTCTCGCAGGCCCTCCCAGCCGGTGTGAAAATCGTTGGCGTCGGTCGCGGCTCGAACATGCCGCAGTTCACCTGGACCTCGCCGAGCGCCCAGCTGAACATCTCGCAGAACGACGTGCTCATCTCGGGCTGCCGCTTCCTGCTCGCCGGCACGCCCGCGGCTCCCGTCAATGCGGCGCAAGCTATCAACATCACGGGCAACGATGTGGGCTTCACCTTCAACGAGGTGGAGCTCGGCAACACGGTGGCAAACGCCACCATCGGCATCGGCATCACGGGCACGGCCGCGCGCTACGACGTGAGCGGCAATGCCTTTCGCGGCTGGGGCACAGCTCCCGCTTCTGCGTCCATCGTGGTCAACTCGACGGGCTTCGACGGCATCATCTCCCAGAACCGCATCTTTGCGGGCGCGGCCGTCGCGACGGGCAACATCGCCGTACTGAGCGCGGCTCAGCGCTTGGCCATCGACGACAACGAAATCCTGAACATCACGCCTGGTAGCGTCGCCGGTATCTCGTACGCGAACGTGCTCATCACGGGCGTGTGCTCGGGCAACCGCATCGCCGTCGCTGCCCCCGGTGCCGTGGTTCCGGGGGTCACCGGCATCACGGTCGGTGGGCTCAATAACCTGACGGCGTTCTTCAACAACTACGCCGTCAACGACCCGAACAAGAGCGGCTTCTTGGTGCCGGCCGCAGACACCTGAACCGCTAACGGGGCTCCGGCTGGAGCTGGTGCCCGGAAGGAGCCCCGTGTGAGAACGATCGGTAAGCGCTGGCCAGTAGGCATCGGACCTGACCGCCAGGCGATGTGCAGCTATTGCGGCGTCCAGTGGCGCCGCTCGCAGCTGCATCGCGACCGCGCCGAGAACCTCGCCTGCCCTGACTGCGCGTCCGGGCTCGACGTAGTAACATTGTCAGAGGGCAACGCCGAGCTCATGCGCTCGCAGGCGCCGCGCGAGATTGGCCCGGTCGACGGCTCCATCGACACGTTCGTTTGTCCGCCCTTCCCTGGGTTCAAGGACCCGAACGGCCCACGGCCCCCGAGGTGATGGATGCCTAACGCGCAACTCGAAGCACCGACGAGTCTCTACGTCCCGTCCATCGACGACGTGGTGGCCATGGCGTACCGCCGCGCCGGCCTCCTGAACGTCCAGCAGTCGCCCGACATCAACCAGGGCGGCGTCGCTCGCCAAATCCTCAGCACCATCGTCACGGCCCTCCAGGCCGAAGGCATCGCCATGCGCGCGGTGCAGCCTGGGTACGTGCTGCTCGTCGCCGGCCAGAACCTCTACACGCTGCCCGAGACCGTCATCGACTGCGTGGGGAACGGCGCCTACATCGACCCCACGGTCAGCTCGGTTCCGTTCCAAGCGTCCAGCGAAACGCCGGTCATCAAAAAGGACCGCGACACCTACCAGGGGCTTTCGTCTAAGAGTGCAGAGTCGCGGCCGACCATCTACTACTTCGCGCGCGAAGCCCCGCTCGGCACGCTCTACTTGTGGCCGACCCCCTCGCAGTCCGAGGACGGCGGCCGCATCCGCTTCAACTTCCACAACCTGCGCCCGGACGTGGTGAACGGCTCGTTCACGCTACCGTTCGAGCGCTACTGGGACGAGTACTTCGTGTACGCCCTGGCCGGTCGCCTCGCCATCGACAACTCGATCGCGCTCGACCGCGTGAACTACCTCGACAGCATGGCAAGCGCCAAGAAGGACATTTGCCGCGGCTACTCCAAGCCAAGCGTGAATGTGCAGGCGACCATCAACCACCGCACGAACTGGCAGAGGCGTTACCGATGAGCATCCAGTACTACCCCAACGGCATCGGAGGCTACCCGCCTGGGGACTTCCTCGACACCTGCAAGCCCCTGCAAACGAGCGGGAACGTCTGGTACGTGAGCTCGCTCATCGGCGTCCCCGGTGGCGGGCCCGGAGACTTCACAGCTGGGCAGAACCGAGAGAAGCCGCTCCCCACGCTGGCGGACGCCGTGACCCAATCGGCAGACGAGGACATCATCGTCTTTCTGCCGGGTCACACGCAGACGCTGACTGCGACGCAATCGATTTCCAAGCGTCTAACCCTGGTGGGAGAAGGCGTGATCGACGGCAAGCCGGCCGTGTCGTTCTACGGCGAGATGGCCGCACCGCAGGCCCTGTTCAGGGTCAGCGCTGCGGCAGTGCAGTTTCGCAACATCTACTTCCCGGAGAACAAGCTCTCGAACAATGTGCAGCGCATCCTGGTCCAGAGCACCGACTTTTTGATGCGCGGCTGCTACGTGGAATGTGGCGCTAAGGACCGCGGCGCGGCGCTATTGCTCAGCGGCG